TCCGTCAAAGGCATCCGTTATCGATTTCTTAATAGACTCGAACTTTTCCTTTATGGTGTTCCACAAGGCTGAAGCGCCTTCTTTGATGGTGTCCCAATTCTTTGCAATCAGGACACCGGCAGCGATTGCCGCACCAATTGCAATGGTCAACGGGCCACCCAGTACCGCCACGACCGTGCCGATACCGCTGACAAGCGTGCCGCCAATGCTGATGACCGAACCGACCGTGCTTATGACACCGCCTATGATACCGATAACGGGGCCGATTGCCGCGACAAGCAAGCCGAACTTCACAATGTTTTGCTTCGTGGAATCGTCAAGGCCGTCCCACTTTTCCTTCGCACCCTTAACCACATCCGCAACCGTCTGAAGCGCTGGCACCGCGATTTCGGCAAGCGTGTTGCCTACTTCCGCACCGGCAAGCTTCAATTGATTCATGGTCAGCGTTGTTTGGTCAATCGGGTCAATAGTTGCATCGAACGTGGTTGAAACGCTGTCACCGTAGTTTTGAACAGAAAGCGAAGCTTCGTCAAGGCTCAAGCGTCCTTCTTGGATAGCCATAGCAAGCGCCGGGCCAGCCTTGTTGCCGAACAGTTCCATTGCGTATGACATTGCTTCGGTGTCACTGTTCGCGCCTTGCAACTTCGTTTGCAGTTCGGCAAGGGCTTCCGGCATTGACTTGCCTTCTTTCGTGGCTTCTTGCAAAGCCTTCTTCAAGCCAGCCATTGCGGTTCCAGAATCCACGCCGTTTACTTCCAATTGTCCAAGGAACCCGGAAGCGGTGTTGATGTCCCAACCCATTTGCGTGAACAGCGCCGAATTGCTTGCCAACGTGCTTGCAAGTGCGTCTTGCGAAATGCCCGTCTGTTGTCCGACCGTGGTGAAGATGTCAAGCACGTCCCCGGCTTTGTCGGCTTCAAGTCCGAACGCCATCATTGCTGCTTGAACTTTGTCAACGCTTCCGGCAACGTCGGTGCCGTTTATCTGTGCGTATTTGATGAACTTGCCTGACAGTTCCTCAAGCTGTGCGCCCTGAAGGTCGAATTTTGTTGAGACTTCGCCGACTGCTTCGCCAACCGTGGCAAAATCTGTCGGAATGGTGGTTGCAAGGCTTTCATAAACCGCTTGCATACCTTCGGCAGCTTCACCGGTTGCACCCGTCTTTGAAATGATGGTGTCAAGGCCTTCGTCAACTTCTTTGAACGCCGCCACGGATGCAGCGCCGACCGCCGCCAATGGGGCGGTTACGTGTGCCGTAACACTGCCGCCAAACTTTGCGATGCCGTCACCGATGCCGCTGATTTTATCCCCAGCCGCCGACATATCGGAACCGAAAGCTTGCACCATGTTGGGCAAGTCGTCCAATTCGCCTTTCATCTTGTTGAGTTCGGCAGTTGCACCGGCAACAGCTTCCTTCCATTTCAGCGTTCTTTGGTCGTTTTCGCCGTACTTCTTCGAAGATTCTTCAAGCATCTTGTTGAGTTCATCAACACGTTTTTGCTGATTCTCAACTTGTTGCGAAAGGTTTGCAGCGCTATCTTTCGCTTTCTTCATGGCTGACGTGTTCTTGTCCCAGCTGGATGAAGTAGCTTGCATTTCTGCCTTCAGCGTTTTTTGTTGCTGAATGATGTTGTTTATCGAATCGCGGTATTCTTTTTCGCCGTCAATTCCTATTTTAGGGCCGATGTTTACCGCCATGTTTTCTACCTCAATGCAATTGCCTGGTCATACGTCAACGGCTTGGGCTTGGGGTCGGCGCGCCCGTGGTCAATGTCATAACAAGCAATCATGTCATAAATTTCCCCGACTGTTGTGTTGAGGATCTCAAGCTTTGCCATCCCCACACGCCGCCCCATGTACAAAAGCCATGCCGCATTGTTTATGTCGATTTTTTTGCCGCTGATTTTTTTTTACCCTTCGGGGTCATCGTTTCAACGGTCGGTTTTGCGTCATTGTCCCATGCTTCCTTCGCTTCCCTAAAAAGGTCGACGAAGGTGCCAAAATTATCAAGCAACATGATTTCGTCAACGGTGACGGGGTTCGGTTCGTAGACTTCGCCCAACTGCGCCGCTTCGAATTGCTTCACGCGCTCATAACCTTCGGACAATATCGATATGAACTGCGCTGCCGCAAGGTTGCCGTCCACAAAGTTTTCTGTTAAAACCTCATTGATTTTTGAAATATCTTTGTTTGGACACAATGCGGCAACGGCAATCATTGCCCACACAGTTCGTTTAAATTTGACTGTTCTGCCGTTTATCTCCATTTGCCGTCACCTCTTACGGGGTAATATTAAGTTTGGCTTTCAGTGCCGCTACTGCCGCCGCTTCGGTCGCGCAGTCTGCGCCAATGTAGCGCCAAGTGTGGTTTTCGGTGTCATCACGCATCAGGGTGAAGTCAATTGCCGTGGTCTGCCAAGCAATTTGGTCTTCCTGCGTGGCGGCTTCCTCTGCCGGGATAGCCATTTTTGTTTTTGCCAGTACGGTCGGCACATAGATCACGTCACCGCCAGACATATAACGCACGATGTAACCAACGGCAAGGTACGGGGCTTCAGTGCTGTCACCGTCCTCAATCCATCCTTCGGCATCAGCTTCGGCAAGGCCCATCGCAAGCGCACGTGCTGCCGGGTTAAGTCCGTCAACGGTCAGCGTTGCGGTGCCGCCAGTGAACACGCCGCCAGCAGATTCGGCAACAACGTTGTCAGCATAAAAATTGTTATCGTCTGCGCTTTCCGGCGAAAGGGATACAGACACGCCACGGGCAAGAATCATGCCTTCGCTATAAGTCACGGTGCTACCGTTGGCGGTGTACTTTGCAACATAGGGCTTGGAAAAGCCCGTAATGACTCTACCATTTGCAGCCATTTCAAATTCCCCCATTAAAAAAGGGCTTTTCAGCCCATTGTTTTTTTCAATCCGTTTTCGATTTCTTCAACCATTGCTTTTTCAGCCGCGTCTTTCGAACCCTTGACCGCCGGGCTGATGAATGGATGCTTTGCCTTCCAGGACGTACCGCCTTCAATTGACCTTGCAATCATGCTGTTCGGCTTGCCGTTTGGCCATTTCTTCGTTTTGTCATCGTTGTAACCATCAAAGCCGACTTTCACGTTGAAATACCCGTTTTCATCTTTAAGCCTTGCAATACCAAAGCCGTTCAACAAACCTTCCTTTTCAACATCCTTGCAAGCTGATTCGGGCAGCGCTTGAATGTTTGCTTTGATAGCATCGGCAACGATGTCGGCACCTTTGTAAATTGCTTTGCCTACAAGGTCTTCCGTGCTGAATTCAAGGTTTTCAAGCTTTGCAATATATTCATCAATACCGCTTCCAACTTGGAATTTAGCCACCGAAAGCCACGCCCCAATCCCACGTATAATGAATCATTTTGGTTTCGTCTTCGTACATGACCGAAGACAATGACCATGTTACGCCCAAATCATCAAGCACGTTTTGCACATCATCAACCAACGGGTCGAACTCGGACTTTGTGAAAAGGTCAACCGTGCCGACAATGTTTTGTTCGGCTTTGTGGTTGTTCACATAGAACGGGTTTTCTTCTCCGCTTTCAGCCCAAATCAAGCACGGCACATCGGTCACGGGCCGCCAATAATGAAAACAATTGGCTGTGACGGTTGCGAAGGCTTCGCCCATTTGCCTTAATTTACTCTGTAAGGACATCATAAAAGTTTTCCAACCTCACTAGCGTCAAGTCGATTGCATCCATGTCATAAATGGGTTGTGCTGGATCGATGCGGTATTGCTTGCCGTCTTCCGGGATGGCGTACTTCACGCCGTCCGGCAACGCGGTCATATTATGGCAACGAACGACCATATCAAATTCACGGTTTGCGCCCATTGCCGCATAAATCCGCGTTATCCCTGCGGTGCTGTATGAATAAAAAGCCGTTCCCTTCGGCACAAGCTTTTCGACCGGCATGAATCCGGGCGTTGCAACGTTTTCAAGCGCGTAAAGCGTCAGAATACCGCCGTCACGCATTTGAATCACCCCAATCGGTATATTCTGAAGACATCAGCAATTGCGCCTTCTGTTCGTCATAGGATGCTTTCAAGCGTTCATAATAGTCGTTGCTCTGGAAGCCGAAATTCATTTTGCAATACGTAATGACCGCTTGCTTGATAAGCGGTGTCGGGTTCTCGGAAACCAAAAGACTTGCCTGAATGTCGGTAATACCTAAATCAAGCAAGGCTGAAGAAATCAAATCATTTAGTTCTGTGTCAAAAGCGTTGGATGCCACACGGCACGCAACTTTAACGTCATCAAGTAGTGCCATGCCAGCACCCCCTTACTTTTTTGCCGCCTTCTTCGGTGCGGTCTTTTCAACGCACGCGTAACCCAGCCTTGTGGCAAGGGCA